ATAAAGAACTGTTTAACATCTGTGTTAAAATTCTTTCCGATTACCATTTTAATATTGAATAATGAAAGTTTATATTTAGTTGTTTGTAATCCCGGTGCAGTATCATTATTAAATTCTATACCACGAATTCTTGCAGTACCAACTAAATTACCTGAAGAAACACCAACATCAACAGTTAAATTATCATATAAGTTAACTTCTTGGAATGTTGAAATATCAGGTAATGAATTAATATTAGTTACCACAACATAGTTACCAATAGTTGCAGGAATAGTGGTATTAGATGATTGAGTAAATTCTCTTGCTTTTTCAATAGGTATATATGATACAGCTAATTTCTCAATTTCATATCCACGAACATATGCTTTTCCCGGTTCCAATCCAATAGCTAATTTAGCTTTATTTTCATTTTGTGTGATTAATGTTTCACCTTCAACCACATCATAAACACCACGATTAAAGAATGGACTCTTTTCAAATGTCCATACAACTGCAGTAGTACCTACAGTGGTAGATCCTACAGTAACAGTTGGAGCAACATTATTTGATGTACCATCTTTACGACAACGATAGAAATTACCACCATTTGACACAATGTCATTTGCTAGATAATTTGTATATGGTGTCCAATCACCTCTAAAGTTATTTCTAAATTCACGTAAGTCTATTTGGAAATTTCTAACAGTATAATCACCTGATTCATCATATGTACGTCTAGCCAATGTTTGTTCAATGATAGAATAAGTTGATGCTGATATTTTTTGTAATACATTACCACCATTAAGTACAATCAATTGAATGAAATTCTCTTCATTAATTGTTGCTGTTCCTGTACCTGTTCCTACTGCATTAGCAATGAATGTTACACCAATGATATTATCTGTTGCGCCTAATGCAACAAAATCAGTTGTTCCAACAGAAACAATAGTATAGCTTTCACCAATAATAAATGATCCGGCATTGGCAACATCTATATTTTTCTTAGTTAATACCAAATCAATTGAATAACGATCTGCCCCTGGGGCAGAATGATTTGGAGAACCTTGTGCATTATCCAATAAGGCTTCATCATCATATGCAGTTATTAAAGATTCAATAACATTTAAGCCTATTTTATATGAAGGAGTATTGGTATATTTGTCTAGGATAATAGTTTGAGCAGTAACATATACAAATGCATTTTTAATGAAGTAAAATCCTGATTCAACTGAAGCAATACTACCTATACCTGTTGCATCTGCAATTGCGGTAATCCCCACTTCAGTGGAATTAGAATCAACCAATGTTTCACCATTTACAAAAGCTTTAGAAGTGTTATCTGTACCACTTCCTGTATATTTAACGAATAATGTAGGAACATCAACACCATCTGCATTTATAGCATGTATAATTTGTGCTGTAACTCCTGAGATAGATCCGGTAATTTTAGAACCAATAAAATTGGTAATTAAATCTGTACCTTGAAGTTTAACATAATTTGCTTTGGTGTCTATACTAGAATTTCCAGGGATAACCATGGAACCTTCTTTGAATATATGTTTGCCATGAACCTCAATTTGATTCTGTAAAATACTTTGAATTTGATTTAATTCACGGGCTTGAACAGCATAACCCGGTTTAAATAAAATTCTATAGAATTTATTTTCCTTTGAATAATCATCAAAGTATGGCTCAGTGGTAAAATTTATTGTCATGGTAATTTTCCGTTTATTAATTCTTTTATATTTATATTGTTATAATGCTTCTTAAAATAATACTTTGTTCCACAGATGGAATAAACAATGATCGATTGTCAATAAAAAACAATTCACCTGAAAACTTATCAAAATCTGGGGTTGATACTGACAATACACTAAATACATTATTACTTGAATTGACCAATGCTTGATTAACATAACATGTGGTATTTTCAGTGGATTGTACTAACATTCCTGATTCAGTTAAAGCTATAATAATAAATTTATTACCTGTTGCAGAATCTGTTACTTCCATATCAATGGCAAAATTAGATAGATTAACACTTCCGGTTAAAGCAAAACATGCAGATCCATACACTCCGGTATATCTTGATGTATCTATATATTTCTCAACATTTTGAATAACACCAAATTGTCTATAGTCATTACTTAAAGTATATCCTTGATTTTTATCAGATGATATGGCAGAATACAACATTAATGATGTTGCAAACAATTCAGTTTCTGCATTTTTACCATGTCCACTTAATGGACTTATAATTGCTCTAGCTGTGGCATTAGCTCCTACCCCAATAGGAACAATTGTAATAGTTGCATGTGTATATCCTGTACCTACACTAGTCATAACAACATCGGTCAAATGTCCACCTATTGTGGTTGCAGTGGCTGAAGCACCAACACCATCTCCTGTAATTACAACAGTTGCACCTAAATCATATCCAACCCCTTGATTGGTAACTTTAATATAATTTAATGCACCATTAATTGCACTTAATTCAACCGCAGATTGTACAGAATTTAAATCACCAAGAGATAAATCAACATATAATTCTGCATTTAATGTTGGATTACCCCCACTAATTATGATGGTTGCATAACTATATGCAGTACCACCATCATTAATTATTACATTAACTATTTCACCGGATGTTCCATTTGATAGAACTGCGGTTAAACTTGCATTAGTTTTAGTTGTAATTGCAATTGCAGTAGCTCTTGTTCCTAAGTAAGTTAATTCAGCTGTACCATAAACAAATGCACCTGAAGTATGTACAGGTTTTATAATTCCGGTAATACCACCATCTGTAACTTCATAATAATTATTTTCCCAATATACTTTACTATTGGTTGGATATGAATGTGAATTTACAAATTCAGAAGCCCCGGTAATAGGAGGTGCAATTATTATACTTGGTTCTCCTGCATATCCATATCCTGGATTATCCAATGTTATTGAAGTCACAACTCCTGTATCTAATATAGCAGTTCCTTCACATAAAGTTTCTATTCCTGTTGTTACTGTAGGTGCAGATATAGTAACAATTGGAGGACTAGCATAATTAGCACCACCATTTGTAATAATGAATCCTCTATTTTCATAAGGATTATCTGCAATATAACCATCACCATCAATAGATAAAAGTGGTACTCCCATATATCCTGCACCTGGATTAGGAATACTAACGGAAGTAATTGCACCGGATGAATAGAATTGATCCTTTAAAGAAACAAGTACAGGCATTACTGCTGCTGTTAAAAATTTATTTCTTAATGCAACAGGAATACTATACATATATTTCCATATATATCCATCTGATGTATGTATTAATGTAGTTGTTGTACTTGTTGGTTGTTCAATTGATTCTGCATCATAATTATTTGAGATACATTTATATACCTGATATGTATCGGTAACAATATAAAATATTGAAGACTCTAATGATGTTGCACCTGATTGAGCAGGATTAGATACACTATATGTATCATCATACATATCATATACTGTTCCACTTGTCCAATTATATCTAGGTACCACAAAACAAATATCAGATGCTTTAAGTTGCTTAGCTGAAACTATATTTTTTCTAGTTTCTATTTCATAGGCATAACTTTCAGATGGTGTTTCAGGTATATCACTTGGAGTTACCTGATCCCATACTAAAGGTTTACCTAGAAAGAAATAATATCTAGAACGTTTAGCTATTAAATCACTATACACAGTTTGTGCAAATGCAGTCTTTAAAGCTGATTTGATAATTGAGCTCATTGTTAGATTCTTTATTAGTTTACTGTAATAATCCAAGTGATAACGATAATATCTGCTGCACCTTTACCAACTGTAGGGAATACTGTTCTACATAACATTGTACCGCCAACCTCTTCATCAAAAATACCTGCTTCAGTCCAATCACCAGTTGCAACACCTGCATCAAATGTTGCGGTATAAGTTACAGTATTATTAACGGGATCTGAATTGGTTAAAGCTGCCATATCTCCTAATTGTGATCCTAATGCAACATCTGCAATATTAGCAGGAGTTATATCTGCACCTGCAGCCATCCATCCCATAACAGCAGAAGCTGCTCCTACCATTCTACTGGCAATAAATGCTTTACCTGTAGTTACCACTAAATTGTCAAAACCAAAAATTTCATGTTGACCTGTAATACCATTTGTTTTATCAATAAACAATTTACCTGTTATTGTTACTTCTGAATGAAAAGACATTTAATACTCCTTAAAAATAAATTGCGTCGCCGGCATAATCCACCGCATAATAATAACCTTCACTATATGGATCTATCATTATATTATTATTAGCATGAACATCACTTGCTGTTACTGTATCTGTTTTGTTTAAATAAATCGTTAATGAATGAGAATCTACTATATTTATATCATCATTAACAGGTGCTTTATACATGGTGAAATATGCAAAATCTGTTACCGCTAATTGTTCCACTATATAAAAATATGGAAAATTACCAAGCAATTTACTATTACCTATTACTTCAGTACTTGATACTGTTGGTGATATCGCAACCTGAGTATCCATTATATATTCACCAAATAATGCTGTACCTGCAGGATGTAAATAAGATCGCACTATATTTTTATACGTGGATAATTGTTCATCCACTTTAATTACATATGAATATGCTTGATAATATTTACTATCTTGAATAAAGAAGTTATCAGATACAAATCCATCATTTGCAATATAATGCCCAGGATATTTACCAATTGCCCCTAAATTAAATCTAATTGTGGCAAAATTCTTATATTCATCATCCAATGATGAAGTAATATTTGAATAGAAACTTTGTCTTAATTCACCTACATAGTCATCGGTACTAAAGTCATTATAGTCTAATATTTTACCCCAATAGTTTGGATTTGTTAAATAACCCTTTTCAACATGACCATCAGTTGATGAATTAGATAAAAAGGTATACTCCGTTGTTGGTGTATTAATATTAATTGTGGATAATTTATTACTTACTGTTACTTTGTTAGGTTGAATAATAGAATAGAAATCTTTAACATATCCAATATCATGGGTTATAATTTCTATATTTCTAATCCCACCTGTGGTATCAACTTTAGTAATCTTTACTATCATTTCAGCATCACCAACATCGGTTGGTGTTGTAATGGTAAGTAATTGACCTACTTTAAAATTATGTCCAGGAATTTCAACTGAATATGATATAACCGTTGGAACTACTATACCTTCAAACCCACCAAAGGATACAATTGAATATAAATCTATATTAGTTGTATGTCTACGTTCAAAGAATATTTCCCATACATTATTTCTAACAAATTTAATACTAGAAATGTATAAGTTAAATGTTTTAATGGAAGATTGATTACCGGATCTTACAACTTTAATATAGTTATTTATAATGGAATTAGGATCTCCGGCAGTCACATCCACAAATATAGAAGTGGCTTGACTCCATTTACCATCCGATACTCTAAGCATTGCAGTACTAGGATAGTATAACTCAATCTCTTTATCAAACAATAATCTAAATAATAATTTAAATGCAGCATCGGTACCTTTTGCTGTATATATTTGTTTAATGTGAGTTAATAAGAATCTTTCATCTATATTATTATAGTGCATCCCATTAAAATCAAATTCATTCTTAAAATGAGTAACAAATTCATCAAGAGTATTATCAATGTCTCTTATTGTATCAATACTTCTATTTTCTGATTGGTCTAAAAATTCATAATATGCTTCAACAAACGCCACAAACATAGGGTGATCTGCCCTAGCAAATTCCGGTATTTGTTTAGATACAATCGTGGATACTTTTGTTTTAGCCATTATTAAGATCTGCTTGAACTAAATACATAATTTAAACCACCTTCAGGATCATTTCCTGCAAACTTATCAACAATAACTGTGACATTTATATGGTCATCAGGTATAGTTACTAATTGGTCTCTAACAGATACAGCATCATATGATTGAGGTTTAATGATAAATGATAATTCTTCATATGTGGAATTTAAATCTAATCCTGTGATATGTAAATCAACAACATCAATAATGCCTTTTGTATAGTTTACAGTACCAACTTTAGAATTAACAAAATTCTTATATGTACCATTATATGTAAATAATCTTAAGTTACCAACTCCATCATCATCAATATAATGTAATACAGAACTTCCTAATACATAAAATCCACTAGTTATAATTGCTTCTTCTGCTGCACCTGATGAGTAAATTGGATTAACTAAATTAATTGTATATTGAGAAGCAACATCATAGAATGGTAATATTCTTCTATGTAATTTAATTGTGGTTACATTACTTACAATTGCAGGTTCTGTTGCATCAATTAAACGAGATAATTTAGATTGTCTAAATACACTATTAAATTGTTGTAAATCAGATGTGTTAAAGTCTTTAATTGTTTGAGTCACCAATGTTTTAATATCATCGGCAGTTCTAATCGTATCTCTTGTGGTATAATAAACAGAACTAGTTACTTCAATATAAATGTAATTAGGATCAACCAATTCAGGAACAATTGATACCACATTTCTATTTGATAATATTCCTTTTACTGTAGCCTTTTCATCCGGTGCTAATGCCAATGCACCATTTGGTTTTACACAAATGAATACTTTACCATATACCGGTGGATTATTATTTTCTCCACCCCATACATTAACAGCTTGAGCTGCAGGATAATTACTTAATATTAAGTTTTTATAATCTTCAACAGTAACTCCACGATTTTGTGCAGAGAAATGTCTAGGAGCATTATATTTAATACTATCAATACCTTCAATTTCGGTACCACCTGTT